TCGATTTCTGGTTCTTGGAATGATTTGGGATTGCTTGGATCAATATTATTGAGGTAATTCCCACCCAAATTCATTTGAGATTTATCTTTCTTTTGCTGCCTGATAAATCTTGTTTTAAGTGCATCAATGTATCGTAAATCTTGAATTCCTTCGTGAGGTTTCTGCAGATCGATTACTTTGTGATATAATAATCTTCCATCAACGTACCAATTCTTGAATATTTCGTGAGACTTTTTGTCAAAGTCTAGTAAATCCTTAATATACTTAAACTCTTCTCTAATAATTTTTTTAAGACCATCACTAGCATTTAGATTGCTGAGCTCGATTTCAACGGGGGAATCATTTAGATCACTTACAATTGCCTCATTCACAACGTTCTCAATAGCACTATCACACTCTGGGTGAAGTGCCATCTCACGGTATCTCTTAATTAAATCGTATTCATTTCTGAATACACCTTCAATATCTACATATTGACCATAAAAACCACTAGTCAAATAATAATCTGCCCCGTCCTCATTATTTTTGGGGACGGGGGAGACTGCATTCTTTGGTAATTTATTATCGTCCTCTATCGAGAATCCAAATAATCTTGTCATATTATAAAATTAAATCTTACTACTATTTAGATTACTTGTCCGACGTTGTTTCCGTCATAAGATTCCCACCACTGAACTTGAAGATCTACAGTGAATTCTTCGATCTCATTTTCATTATTATATGAAAGTTCAATCTGGGATACATTGGTTGGGAAAACACTATGAACAACATACTTTCTTAAAATTCCAATATCACCACCAGCAGATCCCTTTTGGTTTAATCTGTCTGCAGCTTGCCTAGAAAGTTGTGCGACGTTCATATCAACCATATATGAACCTGGATCAGTAGTTCCACTTCCATCAGAAACTTTAACGATATAATTCATCCATCTTTCGAAGAATGTTCTCCACTTAAAATCAGTATCATTAATGACTGTAATTGACCAGACATCAAATGTTCTGTCACCAGCGATCTTAAGGGTTCTGCCTCTAAATGGAACTGGAATTTCACTGATAGTTGACGCAGGAAGACCTGCGGTTTTAATCAACATCAGATCTTCAACTGAAATTAGGTTCTCAACTCCTAAAGTAGAAAAAATATTTGACGCAGTTCCATCTGTTGTGGATGCCTGCACACTGTTTTGCTCTGTACCAAAACTTACTTCAAATAAGTTACTGCGAGCACCACCACCCTTTAATTGGGTTTTAAATTTTTCAATTGTTCTATCTGAAAATGATGGCATTGTTCTTCTCCTTTAAATTAAACGGTTCCGACGACAGTTTCAAACGAAACACCAGTTCTAGTCGCAACAAATGTCAGACCAATAAAGTTGATAGAACGGGCAGGTTTTACATATATATCTGCAATAAACTCATTTCTGTCAATTACTGCAGGGGTATTGTTAGTTTCGTCACAAACAAGTAAGAAATCAGTAATTCCACGCTTTGCTTGAACGTCTCTCAAATATGGTTCAACGATATTGATGAAGTTTGCTCTCGTTGAGGCATCGTTGAATTCGAACAGTTGATCGTCTGCGGCACCTCTAATTGCTTGTTCGATTGTGATGAATAATCTACGAACGTTAATTCTATCGAATGCTGAAGGATATCCAAGGGCAGTTTTATCTCCGAAGAGAATTGTTCCTGAACCAGGATAAGTGATTACTGGATTTACCCTGTTTGAATAGAGTTCATCACGATCATCTTGATCTGGGTTGTAGGAAAGTTTAATAGTGTTCTTGAAGGTTCCTCTAACCTTTCCTGCTGGTGAGTACCAGGGGAACTGATTGATATCAGTTCTTACACAAAGACCAGCAACATCTGCAGAACAAGGAATATAAACATATTGCTTGTTAAATCTGTCATAGATGTATTGATATCCAGAATCAAATACTGCGTATGAGGATGATGATAATGGAGTGAAGAACGAAAGAACGTTATTCAGTTTATTAGATTCAATCGCAACATTTACAGTTGCTGATCTATAAGGAGAAATAAATGCCAGGCAATCCTTTCTATTTTCTGCAAGTGAGATTAAATAATTTGCCTTTGCTTGTTCTGTTTCTACAGAACCTGAAGCACTTCCCTGGAGGAGGAAGTTTAGTTCTACTTCAGTTGGATTGGAGAGTTTATCTAGAGCATCTGTAATGTCACTCAATGAAGCAGAGAAACCTCCAATGTTTGATTCACCACTATAATCTTTACCACCTGTTATGGTGAAGGAAACATTTCCGACAGAGTTGAAATGAACCTCATTAGATTCTTGTCCCCATCCATTTACTCCTGTGGAAACTGGAGTAAATCCTGAAGAGAAATTGGAAGCAACTTCAGAAACTCCCCAATAGGCATCAGTTCCCATTACAGAACCTGCATAAACATATCTGGAGTTCAGTGCAAGGTAATCCTTATAGTAAACCTTTTCTGAGGGACTAACTTCAGCATCAGTTGCTTTTGATAAGTTTCTGAAGATTTCTAAAATTTGCTGTGGATTTCCTGCAAAGTTAGATGCTCTTGTGTTATCAATAACGGCAACGTGCATAGCATCGTTGCTTCCTCCTCTAGAGGTTACATATTGATTTGTTCTTGGTTTAGGAGCAATTGACTTCCAGAGAATTGTCTGTCTATCACCATTTGCAATATTTAAAACATACTGCTGATTGTACCAATCAGCAACTGTAGATGGTTGAATTGTTCCGGAGTTAGAAACCCCAGTGACAGTCATTATCTCATTACTTGCTGGGTTGATTAAATAATCTCCAGCACTTACGCTACCAAGTGAGTTTAATTGTAAAGTTGTTGCAGTGCTAGAAATACCTGCAGAAGCAGTTACGTTTGCGGGTAGAGATGTTAAAATCTTGATAGTAGCACCATCATTATGATCTTCTGCTACTGTTCCAAATGCACCTCTGGTAACAGTAATTTCAGTGTCACTGACTGCGGTTACATCTACAATTTCACTATCAATCAGAAGGAATTTTGCAGTTGTAATTCCAGTGCTGCTTTGGACATATAATATGGTATTGTTAGAAGCAAAAACTTCAGATCCTGCCATATCAACAGTTGTTGTCGCATCAACATTTAATGTAGTTAAAGTTTGACCTGATCCAACAGATGCAGCAGAGAATGTACTTAATCCTGCACGAGTGAGTGTTACGGCAGTAATTCCAACTCCGATTGATCCATTGATATAGATTGGATTTGTAGTGCTGAAGGCATAAGTTCCTCTTTCGGTATATTCCTGATCGGTCTCAACTCCACCAATAACTTTATTTGTTACTTTAACGTAGAACTCGGAGTTTCCAATTCCAGAAACGATGCCCTTCAGGTGTCCTCCAGTAATTGCTTGTGTAATTCCAGCACCAACTGTAATTGATGCAGTGCTAATTCCGGAGAAAGTTTGGTCGGCAAAATTATCAATTACACATACTTTGATCCCATCAGCCCAATATCCTGGGTTTTTTGAAATCCAATATGAATTGAATGAAATTGCGTTCTGATAATCTTCGAAGTTTTTGATCTTTGTGCTAGTTGAAGCAGCACCAACTGCAGCATTAGAGTTCTTGAGGTTGTCAGAATCTGCTCTAACTACCTTTAGACTTCCACCGTATGAAAGGAAATTTGATGCTGAGTACCAATATTCGTAATGATAATCGTTCTTTGATGGTGATCCAAAGACATTTACTAAATCGTTCTCAGATCTAATTGTTACAACTTCTTCTACTGGACCTCTTTCAAAAGGTGCTGCAATTCCAGCTGCTAAAGGAGAAGTTGCATTAACTGAACCTCTAGTTAAATCTACTTCTCTAATTGTAATACCTGGAGATGATAAGCTTAAAGCCATTTTGACTCCTCTAACTGCTTCATTTTTTATCTAAAAGTATTTATAAATTTCCCCTTTTACCTATATTCCCACATAAACGATCTGTCTCCATACTCATCAACCTTCCATAAATCTCCATCAGCATCTGTAAATTGATTATCATCATCAATTCCAGTCAAGATAAATCCAAACGGTGCCATATCCTGATCTATTTGCTCCTTCTGTTCTTCGTATAATCTCTTCCTAACATCTTGATCGGTAAGTTCTTTGAAATAGTCCTGTGCGACCAACCAAGCATAGATCACTAGGCACATTGCCAAATCATCATTACAACCGTCTTCTGCCTCAAATGAGTTGTGTTTCTGAATGAATGTAGTTAGTTCACTGATGATCTCATAGTCATTGAAGATTAGTTTGTCCTCCTCAATCATAGTCTTGAGGTTCATACAACCGACCTTCTTCACCGTCTTAGACATCTTAAGACCTAATTGAGTTTTCTTTCCAGAAAAACCTTGTCCTACTATTTGACCTGCTCTACCTCTCATCGAGCACATCAAAACATTTTGATATTCTAGATCATAATTTAAAATAGAAGCTACTTGGTCTCCGACATCATTGACCTCGCAAAGGACAAAAGCACTATTGTACGCTTTAGCAACCTCGTGAATGATGCTTGGGAATAGCATTGGTTTGATTTCATTGTTCCTGTATTTTGCTACTATTTTATGTGGAAACGATGTTATATCAAACACAACGAAGGCAGAATAATCATTACCAACACCTCTGGCAACGTCTACCGTAATTACATAATCTCTAGTTTTTTCCGATTCAAAATATATATCTAATCCCTTATTTCTTTTAATTGGAGAATCATATACCAAACTCTTCAATTTGCTTGGGGCAATCAAAGTATCTACTGATCCTAAAAATTCGCACTCAAACTCAATTTTAAATTGTTGTTCTGATGTGTTCGCAATTGTTTGTGCTTTCCAATTTGAATCTCGTCCAGGAACCTCCGACCAATGAACTTCAGTTGGAACGTACTCATTCTTACCACGTTCAGCATCGTGCCAAAGTCTATAAAAGTGATTCATACCGTGAGGGGTAGAAACAATTATAACTTTGGTAGATTGACCTGAAGAAATTGTAGGATAAACAGACGCAAAGAAATCATCTGCTAAGTGATTTTGAACGAACGCAAATTCGTCCAAGAAAATGATATTATAAGAACCACCTCGAACAGCAGACGCTGATGTTGATGCCGCAAGAATTTTAGAACCATTTTCTAGTTCCATAGAACCCCTGTTCCAGGCAAGAATTCCTTGCTGTAGCCACTTTGGAAGGTTCTCGTAGGCAGTCTGTAACCTAGATAGCAAATCTCTAGCAGTAGATGCCTTGTTTGCCAGGATAGCAATGTTTACATTGTCATTAAAAAGAGCATAATGAAGTAAGTATGATACAACAGTTGTGGATTTGCCTGTCTGTCTAGGCATCTTACAAATGTTGAATCTATTATTATGGAAATTATTGATTAAATTTTCTTGGAAATTATATGGTTTAAACTGTTGTAATCCGTGGTCTAGGGTAACAATTTTAATATAGTTTTTGGCAAAATATACGGGATCATTCTTACACTTAACAAATTCTAAAATCTGATCTTCACTAAATTCAATTGGAGTATTTGCCTTTTTTAGTAAGGGGTTTCCAAGATATACATTCTGACTAGACATAATTTATTTTTTTCCACAGTGCCATTTTCTAAGTGCTAGTGCTTTTCTAGTAGGTCTACCTTTTTCATCTTTCATAGGACCAGGCATTCCTCCCATACGAGCACAGAAAGATCTTTTGCGTGGTCCACCTTCTGGCTGAGGTGGTTTGAGATCACTTCCAGGATTTTCATCTTCATAAGATCTTCTCCCCTTTTCATTAAGTCCACCCTCAGGATTTTTCCCCTCTTTACGTTGCCAAGCAGCAACTTCAGTCATAAATTGAGAATATGTTTTTCCTTCTGATACTTCTTCATCACTAGACATATATTCTGCTGCAGTATCAATAAAGTCCGCTGCTCTAGTGATTTTTGATTGTACCCAAGCAGGTAATTGCTGATCTCCCTTCTTAACTAATTTTCTTAAAATATTAATTGACCTTTCAATTTGATCGAATTCAATTCTTGCCATATATCCTTCTTCATCTCTCTTCTTTCCACTTGCAATCTCTTTATGATCTTCATAAATTGCAGATTCATTTGTTGGATGGAGAGAAGCAATACTATACTTTCTCCACATATTGGGACCCCAAGAGCACTCTGATTCTGTCTCGTGCTTGTTGCATAATAAGCAATATCTTTTTCCAGCAAGAAGTTCTCTATTATTATCTAAAGATTCTTTGACTGAAGATTTCTTTTTTTCCATCTTTTTTAATCTACTGTAATAATCTGGAAGTTCCTCTAAATGCTGTAGGGCAGTTATTTCTGCATTTTTCTTACTAGTAGTATGCTCGAACTCAACTTCGGTTCCAAGTTCAACTTGCTTGTTGATATAATCCAATGAAACATTATGCTTCTTGGCAATTTCTTCTGCAGTTTTATATGGTCTGGTTGGACCCTTGGGATCTTTCATAGTAAATACTACTCTTCGATATTATTTAGAAGTCCTTGTTTTATAAGTTTTGACAACTCTGCTGTTGATCCTACAAACAAAGCATTATTCACTGTAGTTGGACTTCCCTTCACTGGTGCATCAAGATCCTTCATTTTCTTTTGAAGATCTAACAATTTATCACTCACATCTCCAACAGACTTAATTAGTTGCCCAGCAACTTCATATGCTCTAGGATGATCTGAACTTTGTGCTACCTCCAAAATACCATTAATTGCTTCCTGACCCTTTTCTATCAAATTATATAAATTTGCTCTAGTGTATTCATAATCTTTTCTTGGATCATCTGGAACTTCTACGGAAGATACCTCAACTGGTTCGACGGGAGCCAAACTAGTTTCGATATTAAGTGATTGTTCTATGGCATTGAATTTATTTTCTTTCATAATTACGCATCAACATCAGTTCCTAGTGAAGTACTAAATTCCTTGAAGTCTCCAAAATTTTCTAATTGACTATTGAAACCAAAATCGTCTCCATATTCAATTAGAGGATCATCGAGTGAGTTAATAACTCCATCATCATTATAATCTTGAAGTGCCTTTGGAGTTACGGTATATCTCATCTCTCTCTTGGCATTCTTTATTGCATCTGTAGCATAATCAACTTGAACTTTCTTAATTAATCCAGTAGAATCATCTGGGATTTGATTGAAGATATAAGTTTTTGCTGTGAAACTTAATGTATAATAAATTAGTCTTCTCTGATTAAAATCTTCTTCATAAGTATCTCTAAAATTAATTCTATTTAATATAACAGGAATATCCTTGACTTCGTTTATTTCGGAGATCAAATTAACACTCAAATTAAATGATGGTTGGAAGAATGGTATAATTTGTTCTATAATCTGAAGGCAATCATCTTGTATTTTTGAAACGATAGTCAATTCAAATCCAATATCATAAGGAACTGGAACGTAAATATTTTTTATTTCCTTTCCATCTACAGAACTAGTTCCTTTGAAAGTTTGAATTGTTGATGATTTTCTTGCAGAGGCATATTCAAGGGAAATCATTTCAAACGACATTCTAGGAAGAGTAGTTGCAACTCTCCTATTTCCATCTGGAGATTGTTCTACTCTAGCTAAAAACTTTTGTATTGGTCCATATGCTAATGGAACTTTAAAAGTTGATAAAGAATTGTCATTAGCATCGTTATGCTGTATCTTTATATTATTAAATAAAGTTCCAAAAGCAACTACTGTTTTGTGAATACATTTATTATAAAAATAATCTCCAAGCATTTTAAAAATCCCTTAACTATACTATTTAATAAAATTACACGTCTCCAAATGGATTGGATTCACTGAAATCTATGATTTGGTCTGCTTCGTTTTCTATATTTTCATTATCATCATATTTAGTAGAAGATGTTGGAGATTGATAATTAGAAATAATATATGTGGAATTTGATGTTTCTCCTGTAATAATTTCGCCAACTACAAAATCTGAACCAATTCCTGATATTTTTAATTCTCTTGTAGTCGGATCCCAATTTTGAACTATTCCAGTTATATTAGTAATTGAAGATGTTACGTTCTCACCAAAGATAAAGTTTCCACTAGAAACTGTGGAACCTCCAGAAATTGTAATTGTCGGAGGTTGTGTGTAACCATAACCAGCATTAATGATTCTTATTGATTCAACTTGTCCCGAACTATTGATTGTAGATTCTGCTATTGCAGTTATTCCTCCCCCAACTGGAGACGAAAATATAACTGTAGGTGCTGAAGTATACCCTGAACCTGGATAAGTAATCGTAACTATTCCAATATTACCATAATCAGATATTGTAGGTACTACTTTTATTCCAGTTCCACTTCCCCCAAAGAAAGATATTGATGGCAAGTCAGTTGATGTGTATCCAGATCCGGGATTTGTGATATAAATTTTATCTAAACTTTTCTTTGTTAAGAAACTTCTCTTTTCTGTTACTATTCCAACTACTTGTGCTTGAATTCCAGTTTCTGGTTCTTCAATTATGATAGTTGGGGATGAAGTATATCCATATCCACCCTCAATAATATCTATTTTTCGAATTCCTCCATTTAAAACGGAAGTGTATGCTGTAGCAGTAGATCCTATGCCAGATAAAGTTAGTACTGAAGTATATCCAAGATCCTTCAACTTTAAATCTATATCATTAAGACCAGTATCTATTTCATCATCTTCAATTTCGTAAACTTCACATCTCAATTCATAAACATAGTTCTTTTGAAGTTGATAGAATGGTTTTCTATTTTCAACATACTTAATTTCCATTAAACTATCACTTAATGGAACATAGATTAAGTCTCCTTCATTTGGTCTTAAAGAACTCTTTACATTTTCTATATTCTTCATCAACTCTGATATATAAAGTTCAAATCTTTCTTTGGAAATTATCAGAGACATTTCATCAGTAACTTTAACCCCAAATTTACTCATCAAAACACTATTTGCATCAAATCCTTCATAATTCATAACGTATGCCTCTATTGGAAAGGCATTTTTGAATTTGGAATAAATTACATCTCTGATTACTTTTCCTTCCGAAAAAATTTGTCGGGGCAGATAATAAACATCTACCCCATAAATTTTTAATTGCTCGTTAATTAGATCCTGAACGAGGTCTTGCTCGGAGTTAGATCCTTGTAGGAAAAATGAATTTAACATATTATCCGATTAAATCCATAGGAGGTAATTCAAATTCTAGCATCATACGATCTTGGATATCCTGAAGATCCTTCAATGCGTCATCATAAATTTGTCTTCCATTCAACTCAACCCCACCAGGAAGTTTTACTCCTTGGAATTTAATTAGATTTTGTCCCCACTGCCTCTTAATTAATGCTGTGAGATATAATTTAAGGAATGAATCATTCCACACTTTAGTGTAGTCATTTGGGTCTAAAATTCTATAACATTCTATCAGTAGATAATCATCTACTTGTAGAGTATCCCAACTTGTATCCAAATATAACCTATCTTGCCTTTTATTAAATCTAATTCTTCTTTCTGGATTGACTATCCAATCAATATCTTCAAGATATCTTTTTGTGACATAATAGTTTAACAGTTCTGTTGAACTAAACCAGTAAATGTCGTTCAAGAATAGTTGATAATTTACATTAAAAAGGTTTGATGAAATTGTTCTATTGTCAAGTTTAAATACCCTCTCCACTCCGATTATAGTTTCTGGAACTGGAATATAATTACTATTTTCTTCCCAACCAAATGTGCCAATTCCAGAAGTCCCGAATGTAGTAACTATACCAGCAGATGTTTCTCCACCTCTAGCACGACCTCTATCCTTATCTTCTTGAGTTAATTTATACTTGAGAAACATTTTTTCAACACCATCAAAATGCCTCTCCTGGAAATATTGCAGAGCATCATCAACTAAATCATCAAGTTGCTCTTCTGCAATATTAATTTCCAATACAGGAGCACCAAGTTTTCTTAAGCAATAATCGATTAATCCTTGTCTTGATGCAGGTTTTGCCATTATTCAAATACTTTTTAGTTATTTATTCCGTTGGCATTAGATTTAAATTCTGAATCATCTCTTCTAATGCAAAATATAATTTAACATAACACTTGGAGATATTTTTCAATTCATTTATATCACTACAATTTTCAATTTCTCTAGATATTTTTTCATATTCAAATAACTTTGAAATACTAGTTAATTGTACGGAATCACTTTCCATCAATAATCTCCTTAAGTAAATTTTTAATCTCTTCAACTGAAGACTTCAATTCAACTATATCAGATTTGACCTTATTGAATTCACTATCCTTTTTTTGTCTTAGTCTTTTATTTCGATCATAATTGACAGATTCTGTAGAATCTGTATTAATTATTGCATTAGTATCCAAATCTCGGATTAGATTTGGATACGCATCAACTTTAGCATATTTTTTTATCATTTAAGTGCTATCACTCTCAAGTCTTTTAATATTGGTGAATAGGATTGATTTCTTGATGTTCCAACTATTTTGATTGAGAATGAAGTAAATTCTGGCAAGTTATCAATACTATATGTATAATCACGATACTCATCCTTTAAACTTTCGGGAACAAATTCATCAGGTCTTCCATTATTATCTTCAAAATTAATTATATTTCCATTAATATCTAGATTATTATATCCTGGGAACAATCTCCAAATTTGATCGTTATCTGGTGACTTATCATCAAAAATCTTATAAAGAATTCT